TAATCAAGAAAAATATAATGTATTTTTTGTTTGTACAGAACGTGACGACAAAAAAATAGATGAAAAATATAGAAATATGCGTAATGTTCTCCTTTTTGATTACAATGAAATACTTGAAACAGACTCGTATACGACAGACCAAATAATCGAGAACACATACAATAAATTACTAGCATTTTTACCAGAATCCGTATTATTAGATAAAGAAACATGCATCACTCGGATAGAGAACATGAATGAAACATACAAAGAAATCGAGAACAAGGACTTCTCACATGTAGACGACTTCTTTCAATTACACGGAAAACACCGCAATCGTGATACATAAGATAAAAATGACGAATACAATATAAACCGCATACTATTTCTAAGAAATTCAAAAGACATGTGTTTTTTGAATTCCAACTCTCTGTAGATTTTTTCATTTTTGGACATTTTAAAAATGTCCAATTTTCACTTTTTCAAAAAAGTGTTTGAATCTGAAGTTTTTTTAAAACGCGTTCACATCATAATGCTGTAAATTCGGTTTTTGGAAAAAAAGTTTGACTGCATACATTTTTTATTGTTTTTCGGAAAAACGGTTTAGGCGTAAAAATGTGTTCTAAAAATATAGAACATTATAGAACGCAAAATGGCGCCAAAAAACGCCCATAAATATTATTGTGATAAGTGTGACTTTAAATGCAGTAAAACGAGTGATTGGACACGACACAAATTGACACGTAAACATCAAAATAGAACAAATTTGAACGATTTTACGCCGATTACGCCGAAAGACTATTTATGCTGTAAATGTAATAAATCGTTTAATGCGCGCAACTCATTATGGTATCACAAACAGAAATGTAATCAATCCGATTATCAATCAGAAGACCTAGAATCTGAAATACCGATTAATCCAAACATAACTGTAGTAATGGATTTGTTAAAGCAAAATCAAGAATTACAGAAACAATTGATAGATGCTGTCAAAGTGAATGGACCAAGTATTCAAAATAACACCATTAATAACAATCAAAAATTCAATCTGAACTTCTTTTTGAACGAACAATGTAAAGATGCGATCAATATGTCTGATTTTATTGAGAACATGAAATTAAACATAGAAGACCTAACTGAAACCGGTCGTTTGGGATACGTAGACGGCATTGCGCGTATTTTGGTGAATAAACTCCAAGAATTAGATATATATCAGCGTCCTCTTCATTGTACGGATATGAAACGCGAAACATTGTATATCAAAGAAAATGATGAATGGGAAAAACAAGTAAATTCCAAGGAGAAACTAACTAATTTGGTAAACAAAGTGGCAAATAAAAACTGCCAAAATCTCAAACTATGGGTAGATGAACATCCTACTTCTCAAGTATTCGATTCTCCTGAGAATATGGAATATGTAAGATTAACACAAGCAGTATTAGGTGGATTTGGTGACTATGAATGCAAACAATATCGAGAAAAAATAATTAAAAGTGTAATTAAAGAAGTCATGGTGAACAAGATCTAAAACATGTGTTTTTTTTGAATTCCAACTCTCTGAAGATTTTTTCATTTTTGGACATTTTAAAAATGTCCACTTTTCACTTTTTCAAAATAGTTTCCGAAAACGAAGTTTTTCAAAAACACGTTCAAAGCATTCTGCTGTAATTTCAAAAATTGTCTGATTTTTTTGACTGCATACTTTTTTTATGATAATTTATGAAAAACCGATTTAGGGGATTTTCATATTTCCATATATTAAGGACAATGGAAAAAAATAAATCCCAGAAAATCCCCTTGTTTTTTGAATGTAAAAAATGTAACTACAATACGAGCAATAAAAAAGACTACAGTAAACATCTACTCACACGTAAACATAACATGGAAATAAATGGAAATAATTGGAAATCAAAAAATCCCCTATGTGAAAATTGTAAAAAAACCTTCAAAACGGCGTCTGGATTATGGAAACATCAACAAAAATGTTGTAAACTCATTATTCAAGATACTTCTACTGAAATAACAGACGTGAATTCCGAAATATCGAAACTAGATATTCTAACAATACTCAAACAAAATCAAGAATTACTCACAAGTAACCAAGAATTCAAGCAACTCATGCTTGACCAATCTAAGCAAATCCAAGAACAACAAGACGAAAACCAACAATTGCAAAAACAGCTTATTGAAGCTGTTAAAGTAAGCGGTTCGCATATCGAGAACCAAACTATCAACAATAATCAGAAGTTCAATCTGAATTTTTTCTTGAATGAACAATGCAAAGATGCAATCAATATGTCTGACTTCATCGAAAATATGGAATTGAACATAGAGGACCTGACCGAAACAGGCCGGTTGGGTTATGTAGGGGGCATTTCTCGAATTTTAGTCAACAAATTACAAGAATTGGACATATATAAGCGTCCTCTTCATTGTACCGATATGAAACGTGAGACATTGTACATCAAAGAAAACGATGAATGGTCAAAAGAGAACAACTCGAAGGATAAAATGTCGAGCCTTATATGCAAGGTCGCCAACAAAAACTGTAGAAATTTGAATAAATGGACGGATAACCATCCAGAATATCAAGTATTCGACTCAATTGATAATATGGAATATATTCGCTTGACTCAAGCAGTGCTGGGAGGGTTAGGAGAACATGAATGTAAGCAATTCAAATACAAAATCATTCGCGGTGTGATCAAAGAAGTCATGGTGAACAAGATCTAAAACATGTGTTTTTTTGAATTCCAACTCTCTGAAGATTTTTTCATTTTTGGACATTTTAAAAATGTCCACTTTTCATTTTTTCAAAAAAGTGTTTGAATCTGAAGTTTTTGAAAAACGCGTTCAAAGCATAATGCTGTAATTTAGTTTTTTTTAAAAAATAAGTGACTGCATAAAAAAAAAGTATATTTCGTAAAAAACTGATTTAGGAACTTTTTTCTGTTAACAATATATTAACAAATGTTAACAAAAAAAGTTCCAAAAAGTTCCAAAAATTATGAATGTACCCTATGCGCATACAAAACGGTAAGAAAAAGTCAATTTGACCGACATTTATTGACTGCAAAACATCACCAGTTAACATCGTTAACAGAAAAAGTTCCAAAAAGTTCCAAAAGCAGTTTCATATGTGAATATTGTGATAAAGAGTATAAGTCTCGTGTGGGATTATGGAAACATAAACAATTATGCAGTGATGAAATTGACGTGCAACCAACCATAACAAACACTCCATTAAAACAACCGAATCTCGCATCTAACCCGATAATAGAGTTGATAAAACAAAACCAAGAATTCAAAGAACTCATTCTCGAGCAAAACAAACAAATCGTGGAATTAGCACAAAAACCAACCACCACGAATAATCACACGATAAATCATAACCAAAAATTCAATTTGAACGTATTTTTGAACGAGCAATGTAAGGATGCGATTAATATGTCGGATTTTTTAGAAAATATGGAATTAAATATGGAAGATTTGACTGAAACCGGTCGTTTGGGTTATGTAAATGGAATTTCTCGTATTTTAGTGAACAAACTTAGAGAATTAGATACCTATAAGCGCCCTCTTCATTGTACAGATTTGAAACGTGAAACATTATATATCAAAGAAAACGACGAATGGTCGCGAGAAAATGATTCTAAGGAAGCATTAAAGGGGTTGGTAAATAAAGTAGCGAATAAAAATTGTAAAAATATTGAACAATGGCGAGATGAACATCCAGAATACCAAATATTTGATTCTCCTCATAATGTCGAATATATGAAATTATGCAATATTATTTTGGGAGGACTGGGAGAACAAGAGAACAAACAATTTCGAGATAAAATCGTACGTAGTGTGATAAAAGAGGTCTTAGTAAACAAAATCTAAGTAAGTCCAAATAACATTTGTGAAAGTATTTAAACAATTATCTTCAATATAACATATTACCACAAGTGATGATTATGAGAATTATATACGTTGCGTTGTTTGCTGTGATGGCAAGTGCTTCCGCTGAAGATAGAAGAGATAGATTTCAAGATTGGGTGAAGCGGTTTGAAATGATTTTTACCAACAATGACCATATGAAGAATGCGTTTACAAACTGGTTGTCGAACGACGACCATATTACGAATGTGAACGACCGTAATTTGTCGTATGCGTTGGCCCATAACCAGTTTTCAGGTATGAACAGTGACGAGTTTAGTGAGTATCTGGGTTATTCTGGAGAGGTCGTAAGTTCTTCGCGTTCTTTGAGATTTCGTCCAGATGCCTTTCAGAACAAAGTGGAACGTGCGAAGTGTTTGATTGATTGTACAAAAAACCTCGATAATGAATGCACCAAGGATACTCTCAGCTGCATCCATGGATGCAAGGACACCGATACAGTTATGCTTGATGATTCGATTGATTGGGTAACCAAAGGAGCGGTGACCGATGTGAAGAATCAGGGTCAGTGTGGTTCTTGTTGGAGTTTTTCTACTACGGGTGCGCTAGAGGGAGCGAACTTTGTAGAGCATGGCGAGTTGATTTCACTTTCCGAGCAGCAGCTGGTAGATTGTGATAATTTCCATAACGGTGGAAAGGACCACGGATGCAACGGCGGTCTTATGGATAATGCGTTTTCTTGGATCGAGAAGAATGGCGGTTTGTGTCAGGAAGCATCTTACCCTTATATCTCCGGAACGACGAAGACGCCTGGAACTTGTATGTCAGATTGTGATGCAGTTCCTGGAACCATTATTACCAGTTATTATGATGTGCCTGCAAACTCCGATGATGATATGATGGATGCTCTAAATCAGCAGCCCGTCGCCATTGCCATCCAAGCAGACCAGAAAGACTTTCAACTTTACAGTTCTGGCGTGTTTACTGGTGATTGTGGAACTCAACTTGACCACGGCGTTCTAGTGGTTGGATATGGTTCCATGGATGGGACTGATTATTACAGAGTCAAGAATTCTTGGGGAACTACCTGGGGAAAAGATGGATACATCTACCTTGGACGTGGTTCTGACTACAATAATGGAGCGGGACAGTGCGGTATGCTTATGCAGGGAAGTTACCCGATAGTTGCGTAAAAAATTGAACAAAATTCAGATAAACTTTGAATAGCAGTGAAAACAAAAAACAAACAAAAAACAAACAAACAAAAAACAAACAAACAAAAAACAAAAAACAAACAAGAATGGATGTAAAGACGCAATTAAAGCACATATCCGTATTATCAGATGCTATGAGTAATATACATGTGAAACATATGACTATTACAGAATGTTTTCAATTACGTAAGCTAGCTGGTATCATACTCACAGATAACACGAATACACGTCATAATAGTATAAACGACAATCTTGAAAATTACACAGAAAAAGAAAAAGATGCTTTACTCGATTGGTTAGTTACACAAATGGAAGAATTCGATGACGCATATAGTCGTAATGAATATCTTGATAGATTGGCTACAAAATACTTAGTTAAAAAACTGCATGATTATAAGGCAAATCACGATTAAAATAAACAAAAAATAATATTACACATAAGATGCAATATTATTTTTTTTGGACGGTCGAGACAATGTTCTCATTAGTATTAAACTGCTAAATCAGATTTAGAATGTCTTACTGGGAATGGCCTCACTATCTAACTTATACCAGTGATCCTCAACGTAATCAATTGAAGTAAAGTAATCAACAAACTGATCTCCATTGTACTTGAATTTCACCACTACAAACGGTTTGGTATCGTTACCATCAGCATCCTTGTAAGAAGCGGTAAAACTAATACTGAGAATCTCACGCTTATCGATTGTACCGTGTTCATCAGCCGCCAGAGTGGAACCGTCAGCCGCGGTATAAATGGTGATTAACGCACGTTTTCCTTGTTTAAGAATATCCTGAATTGATGTATCTAGAGCAGAATAATTTTCACTATTTAAAGCGATAGGTGTAGACATAATTATATATTGGTAGTATATAATTGTAGAGCAATTAATACGTATGAATAAATATCCCAAGCGTTATATTCCTAAACATTTATCTGCAAAAGATAAGAGTTATCAATTAAGGCAGCTGAATAAATCAAAAAAAATGTATAAAAAAGGTAGATATTTTCAAAGACCGAAAGTAAAATCGTTTCGGTCCAAACCATCTAGACATGTTGAAAATGCTAAAGAGTTGTATAAGATAGATTCTGTAGTTCCTTCAAAAAACTTGGCAAACGCTACTAAATGCTCAATGGAGACTCTGGAAAAAATCGCAAACAAAGGACGTGGCGCGTACTATTCAAGTGGGTCTAGACCAAATCAGAGCGCAGAATCTTGGGCAATTGCCCGTTTAGCAAGTGCGATTACTGGTGGAAATTCTAGTATTGTGGATTATCATCTTCTCCAAGATGGATGTAAAAATAACAGTAAGGCATTGAAAATGGCTAAAAAAACATGTAAAAAACAAAACAAATGCAAAAACAAAACGCGAAAAATATAACTTTCCAAAAGAAAATATAAAAACAAACGCAGTGAATTACATATATATCTTTACAAATGAACGAGGAAAATAATGTATTGACTATAAAAACTGTTCAAATTCAGCCAATACGTAATATGATTACTGCTATTAAAGACATATTGACGGATGCGACAATTACATTTACAAAGGAAGGTATGAAAATTATTAATTTCGATAAAACTCATACTATTTTGGTAAATGTGTCTTTACATGCAAATCGGTTTGAAAGATACAACTGTATACCCGATAAAATTATTGTATGTGCGAATACGCTTCATTTATTCAAAGTGATTTCTACTATGTCGAACGACGATACCCTATCTATTTATATTGACAAAGCGGATTACCATGATGGAATCGTTTCTCATTTGGGACTTCAATATGATAATGGAGACATCAAACAATGTTATAGTCAGAAGTTGCGGTTGATTGAACCAGATACAGAGGAAATGCAAGTTCCTGATGTAGAATATTCGACAGCGATTAATATGCCTTCTTCTGATTTCCAAAAGATTATTCGAGATCTCAATGGTATTTCGGACCGTATTGAAATTAAATCGGTTGGCAATGACCTTATTTTTTCATGCGAAGGCGGTTTTGCCAGTTCTCGAATTTTCCGGTCGGAATCAGATGGAAATATGAACTTTATTCAGAAGAATGATGCGTCGGTTGTGTTCCAAGGTGAGTTTTCATTAAAAAGTCTAAGTCATTTTATTAAATGTACACCATTATGTAGTCATTTGGAAATTTATCTTGGAAACGATTTGCCTCTTATTGTTAAGTATGATGTAGCTTCACTTGGAGAAATCAAATTATGCTTGGTCCCATTGCCTCCTGCGTAAACATGTTAAATAATAATTAGTTTATGCTCATTTGTGACGACTTGTCCGATTACGTGCGTTTTTACAACATTCGTGAGTCGAGTATAACATATTTCCACATTCTTACTTGATTTAAATTTTGAATGCTCTTTGCAGCATAAAGCACCTTGTGTAACTATTTTTGATATCTGATTGCGATTATATTTTTTATCAACTGACATTCTCGCGATTACATGACAAGAAGATTCTTTATGAACATGAAACCATAAATCGAATGGTCTGCACATATCGATCATGTCGAAATTATCTTGTGCGTTTTCACCAATATAAAATTCGAGTTCACCGTTGATGGCTGGAATAAATATAGTCTTTGTAATCATAATGATATTGTATATGTATAATTACAATATCATCTACTCATTCAATTTTGTATCAAAACTCCGGTTGATGAGCTTTGAATAGACATCCGTGTTTTGGTAAATTTGGAATGTCCACAATCATATCCGGGTCTTGATATTCACACACAGAAAGCCATATTTTGATAATACAGAAGTTTTTCTTAGGAGATATAGTAATACCGTTGACATATTGATTAGAATCTTTATTTGTACATAACGATTCTCCACAAAGCAAATAAAATAAATGTTTCCAAATATCGGGTACAAGTTTATTCGATATTTTGTATGAAAAACTACCACCTTCCCTGTTTTTTGGGTCTTCCCACATTGGAGAAATTCCATCTCGCATTACAAACAACATGCAGTTTTTTACAACGTTTTCTGTGAGTTTTTCATTAACACGTACTACATTTTCAAGTGTATCGATGGAACTCGCTACTGTAGAGTAGCTTGATAAATCCCATTTTGTATTGTTTGGTAAATGATAATATAAATTCCATTTACCATTCAGATTATGGTGGGTAGGATGACGCACAGTATCCATATATTATATATTTACCCTTAGAATAATAGCAACAATAATCTTTATATTTATTCTGTTATTCTATTTCTTCTTCTTTGATTTCTTCTTCTTTGACTTCTTCTTCTTTGACTTCTTCTTCTTTGACTTCTTCTTCTTTGACTTCTTCTTCTTTGATTTCTTCTTCTTTGATTTCTTCTTCTTTGATTTCTTCTTCTTTGACTTCTTCTTCTTTGATTTCTTCTTCTTTGACTTCTTCTTTTGTTTTTTTGTTGGACATATCTATTATAGACCATCCATCTTCAGTCAATAATCCATATTGATTACTGTTTAATGCCAACATATTCATATCGTTATCGATAATATCTAATGTGTATCTGTCATCAAATACATATGATAACGGCTGATATTCTAAATATCGTTTCACAAACATAGGCGTAAACACCACATTACCTATCTCATACATAGTTTCGGGAAATTCCATTGCTATCGACGTTTCCATCTCAGGATGTTTGTATGATACACTTAAGAATACATGTTTTGAGGATTTGTGATAAAATTTGTCGTGCTTATGTAGGATGGAGCGCACTATGTATCGGTCACCATCTTTCATTACCACTATAGCATCTACAACATGCATCAAACTAACAATAAGTGACTGCAAAATGTTATAAAAATACATAAATCCAGTTTCGATTTTTTCATTATAAGAACAATCCGGATTCAAGTCAGTAGACATCATCTGATAATTTTCAATATGAATAAACCGGTTTCCTTTGAATAAATGATTATTTTTGATTAACACGTGGGTAGATACCCAATGTTTTTGAAACGGCTCTACCTTATAACTCTCTACGAAACCTCTGAATAGTTTACTGTAATGTACAGTCAGGTCAGATATATCGCGAACAATTGGGAAATTCGTATATGCATATTGATACCCATCGCATATATACATTTGCGTAGTCACGTAGACATCAAACATTTTTAACAAACATGACGATACTTTTTCATTTGTGCTTAGATGGTCATACATGTTTGAAACATATGTGCGTACCAAAATATTACCGACAGTAAAGACTGTATTTATTCCTGTTAACGTCTTCTGAATAAATTCCATATAAAAAATAATAACGAATATTCATTTATATTATTTCATCAATGAATAAAATAAGAAAATATCCACATAGTATAAATATAAAAGATAGTTATGTTTGAAAGAGGGTTATTTGTATTTCGTCGCGATTTGCGCGTAGTGGATAATATAGGATTAAATCAAGCATGGAAACAATGTAAGAAAGTGTATGTATGTTTTATTTTTACACCCGAACAAGTCGTAAATAACCAATTCAAATCAAATAATGCTGTTCAATTCATGATAGAAAGTTTAGATGAATTACGAAAACAAGTCAGGTCAAAAGGAGGCGAATTGTATACTTTTTATGGAAAACAAGACAAAGTGATTTCCAATCTAATAGAAGAACTGAATATCGATTCTATATTTTTTAACAAAGATTATAGCCCATATGCGTTGAAACGAGATAACGCAATCCAGAACGTATGTAACCAAACAGACGTCGAATGCAATATACACGAAGACTATTATTTGTATGAACCCGGAACAGTGATTACAACCACGGGAGATGCTTATAAAAAATATACCCCTTTTTACCGGACTGTCATCGACCTACCAGTTTCACCTGTAGAAAAAGAAGTAAACAAGTCTATTTCAAAAACAACTAAGAAACTATCGAATACAATCTCGTTATCGGACGCGTTTAATCGTTTTACTAAGATAAATAAAGATATATTGGTCCATGGAGGGAGAACAAATGGAGTCAAGTTTCTACAAAATGCGGTGGAACAACAAAAAGAGTATATAAATACACGTGATTTCTTCGAAGGAAAAAAGAAAACATCCCATTTATCGGCGTATATCAAATTTGGATGTGTTTCTATTCGTGAAGTGTATTTTGCATTTAAAAAGAGATACGGAAAAGAACACGGTTTGATTAGTGAACTGATTTGGCGTGAATTTTTTGCACACGTTTTATACGCGTATCCAGAAGTAGTCGGTCAATCTTATCAAGAAAAGTATAGATGCGTTGATTGGTCAAAGAACCAACAGCATATACAAAAATGGAAAGACGGAAAAACTGGTATTCCATTAGTAGATGCTGCTATGAGAGAAATGAATACAACCGGATATATGCATAATAGGGGACGAATGACCGCGGCGAGTGTGCTAATTAAAACCCTACTGATTGATTGGCAAGTTGGCGAAAAATACTTTGCACAGAAACTGACCGATTATGATATTGCATCAAATAACGGAAACTGGCAGGGAATCAGTGGAACTGGCGTTGATATGAAACCCTATTTCCGCGACATGAATCCTTGGATTCAAAGTAAGAAATTCGACGAAAACGCAGAATATATCAAGAAATGGATACCCGAACTGCGTGATGTCCCAGCAAAAGATATTCATTTATGGTATGAAAAATGTAAGGAAGTACAGCACAAAGATATTTCGTATCCTTGTCCTATTGTAGATTATTCAAAACAAAAAGAAAAAATGATGTCTATGTACAAAAACGCCAAACATAACGAGTGTGATTAATATACAGTCATCTTCTCATGACCAAACCGCAGTTTGAGGTCAACGTAAATACCATCAATGACACCAGCATCAATCAAGTTACGAATGAAGGAGACATCTTCACTTGTACCCTCCCAAATAGATTGACCCTCCGGACCCTTCTTTTCAAATTTGGTAATGTCGCGGAAAAACCAAGGGTATTTCACACGGTCATCCTCAAGAATTCCATATGGAATCGCCATACAACCCATTCCTGCGTAACCACACTTAACCACGTATTTTTCGGGGGCATCAGTTTTCACGAGTTCCTCGGCGTCCTTCGTACCTATAAACTGAAAATGTCCGTTCTTTACATAAAACTCTTCGTCCCACTTTTCGATACATGCCATTTGCTGTCCTCCGTCCATCGCATACGTACCAGAAACTATTTTATTTTTATTTGCCAGACATCTTTTAATGAGTACATGAAGCATATCACCAGAAAATACCATATCGCTATCCAAAAAGAAGATAACATCGTATTTCAACTCTCCGTCGAAAGGCTTCTGATCGGGTCCTCGCATAACATCTGCCCCCAAACAAAGAGTGCGGGCAAAATTTACCTGCGAACTATATGCGTTCGCAAGAGCAATATCGTAATGCTCCGCCAAAGACATGACCGCACCCGTCCAGCATTTCAAAAAACGTCCGGAAAAGTTATTTCCTGGAATACACACTACCACAGTGGGCTTCTTTTTCTCAGCGGAGGCGTCAACCAATTTATTCCCCATAGCACTATCCATAAAGTAATAACTAATAGTAAGGTTATTATTTTATATTTGTTTATAAATGTATTTACAGGTCAAGTGAGATAATATTCTTCTCTGAACCGTTTTTACGTTTGTTCTTCTTCGGCATATTGTTATTTTGAATATCCTTCAACGAAGAAATGGACATAAGGGAATCATCGTCTCTTTTCGGCTCACTGTGAATGTTCACCGTGCGCGTTTTCAATCCAGACAAGATATTATCAATATCGGGGTTTTGTGGTCCCTTCATCTCCTGGCGCTTAGGTTGACTGGGTGTTTGTTTAAGTTCACTCGCGGGTTCTAGTCTTACACCGTCTTCTTTAAACATAGCACCTCTACTGGCATTGATATCTGGACGATTGTTCGGAGCAGTTCCACTCATTCCTGGTCTAGGAGGAGGAGGAATATTTTGAGTTTTCATTGGTGCCGGAGGAGGAGCTCCAGTAGGACGACTGTTGTCTTGCATGAAGTTGTTGGCCATAGAAAATCCAGGAGATTCTTGAGACATACTATTTACAGTTGCGTTGGTAAACATCTTCATTAACTCAGGACTCTGTTTGATCACATCATTAAATGCTGGTGTAGCGGTAGAAAGGGCTTTGTTTGAAAAATTCAATACAGCAGCACTAAAACCTAGACGTAACATCAATGAAATCTCTGGTGCCATTTTACCCCCCTTATATTTATCGTGTAGCTCAGCAAAAATATCTTCGTAACTGTCCAAGTCCTCGCTAACTTGTTCACCCCAACCATCCAGGTTCAAATCAAATGGATTGAAAATCGCATTTCCATATTCAAGAGAATTAATCGCGGTCATAAACCACCATCCTTGAAGTTTGATACTATCTTTTCGTCGTTTCTCTTCCATTGCGCCTTCATATTCATCTTCAATTTCATCAAACGATGATTCCATGGTGAAATTACCTGAATCTTTCAACATACCTTTGTCTTTCCACTCGTCTAACTTCTTCAACATGAGACGCTTCTTCCTTCGCTTTTCACGCTCACTCAAGTTGGTAGATGGTCTAAACTCCTGGTTTGTTGGAACTTCATTTGCTTTCATGAACCCATCCCAGGTCTTAGTAGAACCCATCATACCAGACGTTGCTTCCCCTAAATTCGCTTCATTCAAATCGTCCAATGGTACTCCAGGTAACCCTGATGTATCTTCTTTCACAACACTCGGTGTATTATTGGAACCGAAATAACCAGAAAACATATTTCCACTGTCTCCCTTTGTTTCGGCATCATTATTTCCAGAAAGTTCATTTAATTCATTTTCCAGATCATCCAATTCTCCTAAATCTAAATTCGCAATATTGGTAGTCTTCTTTTTGTCATTCATTAGTAATTCAATTCCACCACCGAAATTTACGGAAGGGGTATTTTCCTGTCGCTTTAGGTCCAAACTAATGGGTTCGAGATTTGACGATCCAATATCAATAACTTCTTCCATGTCTTATGTTAATGAAACACTATTTATTTTTAAATCATCCGCATAAGTTATTATATTTCGATTTTTGAAGTACCATAAACCTTGCAAGAAAGCATCTGCTAAGTCATCTTGTTTATCTTTCTGTAAGGCATTCGACCAATTCTGAAAATTCAATTCAATAATACGAGAACAATAATAGATACTATCCTTTTTATGTTCTTTATAATTGGGGTTTTGTATAACTGCTCCAGTGGGGTTATTTTTTTTGGGACTATGGTTGTTTATATCTGGGAACTGTTTCAATTTGTTTGCAGATGAGATAAATTCAATGGTGCAGTTATCATTTCTCATAATGAAATACTGAGCAAGCATACCTTGAATGGTCTTCATTCTATTTGCAATAGGAGATATTTGATTTTCAATAATTATATGTGTAACCTCGGGTAAAATACTCACTTTATCTAATAAGTGTTTCATTGCTTTTCCTACTACGACTAGATCGACTTGCGATGCGTTTTTGGTTTTCTTATACGTGATTTTATCCAAACAATTTTGTTCTAAATATGCTTGTACTTCATTTAACATAATGGTTTTGCTACGTTTTGTATCTTTGTCTAAAAATAAAAAATGTCGATTTCCCCATTTGAGAACATCGTCGACTTTTTGCTTTTTAATGTGTGTAAACTGATTTTCTTTTATAGGCAATAAAAATTTACTTGATTTTGCGTGGGTTTCGCAATAACAGTTATTTTCTTTTCTATATTTTGCGTTTTTTCCACATATTTTATTTGATTGTTTTCGACTATTCACCGTTGCATTGCAAGTTTCTTTTACGACAGTATTCTCTTCGTTTAAATTCAATACTTTCCAATCCAGAATGTCTATACCACTAGAGCAATCGAATATGCAATATGCCATGTTTTTGATACCAACATCAAAGCTGATTGTTTTCATTCGTAACTGTATGAATAAAAATATATATTTTTGTATATATTTTTGTTAAAATGATAAATTTATCTGCGCAATAATTCATCTTGTGTTATCACAGGCGAAATCTGACGACTATCAAGTTGTTCTCTGGATAAGTAAGTGGTTTTCAAGTCACTCTCAACATGACCAGTCGGTTTGGTCTCATCCAATACACTTTTAAAGGAATAAGGATAGTTGGAAAATCCTTGGACCTCGTTAGATTGAATATTGGGCTGTTGAGAACTCTTCAAGTTATAACCAGTGTCGTTAGCGGACTCAGCAAACTCTTTTGTCATCATATTATCAGCATTCTTAGTTAAATATTGACGATATTCCCAATTGGACTTGATATTGTTTTGTTCCTTGTTCTCTTTATTCATGTGAGATTCAGGTTGCCACGAGGACACGACGGAACGGCCATCGTTCATCATGGGAGGAAAATTGCTGTATTGGTTGTTTGTAGAGTATCCATCATACGAGAGTTGTTTGACTTCTTTTTTGGATTCTTGCTTATTTGCTTTGAAAAACGAAAACATTATTATAATAAAAGATGATATTTTCTTGTATCAAAATAACTCTATTCTAATTCTTTTAATAAATCCAACAATTCCGTCTTTTTTAGCTTGCTTGGATTTGTGCTTAAACCTTTATCGATGACCAGGGCTTTCAACGCTGAATTTGTCATCGACTTATATGCATCCATATTCGATTCATCATATTCATGTACTTCATCGTTTTCTAAAGTAGTTTCCACCTTATCAATTTTGATAGAATTGTTATCGTCGATATCTAACAATAATGATTGCATTGTATCGGGTGAAGGAGATTCCTCGGGATTGATTTCATTCTCTAATTCTACAACCCGATTTTCGGGTTCTAATTCTTCTTCTAAATCTTCTTCAGATGAATAACTCGATTCATCATCGGTTTCATATTCACTTTCTTCGTCTTCTTGTCTAGAATGGTCGTTATAAACTTCTTCATTTGTACTAGTGGTAATATTCACCGGAACACCACCTCCCAGAGTGATATTTTGTTGACGTCGCAATAAATTTAGTTCTTGTACAATATTGTTCATAATTTCAAACATCGTATCGCATCGCTGTTCCATAGTGGTAACTCTGTTCTTAAAATGATAAACCACAAGTAAAATGAGTAAAAAGGTGACTACTAATCCTAAATAAAATACTGAATCCATCATGTTCATTAAAGTCATTTAATATACAAAAATAAAAATAAACTACAAAGCAAACGAAAAATAAAAAAGTTTGTATAATATATAAATGGAAGCAATAAATACCACCGCCCCTAAACTGAATCTATTAGATGGACGATACAATAATCATGTGTTGTCCATAGTCTTGATGGTTTTAATTATATTTTCACTTTTAGGAGTAAATATTCTTAATATTTTCGGAGACTTGTTACAAACCATCGTTGACCTATTTGGTCCATTCATTAAGCAAATAATATCTCTGATTGCTTACACTGCTGGGTCAATTTTGAACCAGATAAGTAATCTTTTCACGGTTACTGGCACCGCTGGTGTAGAAATTGCCGGTGGAACCATTGATACCGTAGGCGACTTGCTTAAGGATGCTAGTGCTGGAAATTTGCCCGACCGCATTAATTTAGGTGAAACGATTAATCAGTCTTCAGCGCAAATGCAAGACCCAAGCACAGACAATACTACCAATCCTATTCAAAATGCGATCACATCTCGCAAAGCGCAGTGGTGTTTGGTTGGCGAATTCGAGGGAAAGCGTGGATGTGTTCAGGTTGGCGAACAAGATAAATGCCTGTCTAATCAACTGTATCCCAGTTTTCAAACTTGTTTGAACCCTACTATGACTCAGAACAAACACCCTCTTAAGGGCGAAGCCACAAAGGTAGAGTAAGTACATTACATAAAAAACATCAGTATTCCGAAATATTCATGTTTTATTTTTATTTATCCAGGTCTAAGCTGTTTGCGTGTATTTATTTCTAGTCTTTCGTAGTTTATAAAATGGCACGACTTCTTGACCGGGTCGCAACAATATATCGTTCTTCCATTCGCAATTTATGATGAAATTTCCATTTGGCATTTCAATAGAGCCCATACCGTTTTTTTGTCCGCGATTCCATGTAGTTTCAATAATCATGCCATCTTCGCAATAGTGCGTTCCTGCACCATGCCACATATTGTCTTTCCATTCACCATCATAAATACGTGAACTTGAAGAATAATCTTGACCCTTACCTGTCTTTGACCCATGATACCAATACCCTGAATAGATCATAATATCATTTTCATATTGGTCTCCTAGTCCATATTGAAGACCATCTACCCAGTCACCTTCATATACTAAATCGCCGTTCTCGTCATATTCTTTACCAAAACCACTATAACGATGTTTCAACATAGTACCCTCATATTGTTTGTTTCCGTTTTCGTGATACAACACACATTTACCAGTATACTCTCCATTCTCTGTAAATTTTCCTTCGTATATCAATACATCATTTTTATATAGTTTTCCTTTCTTCGGCAGAACAAATACATTCGACCCAGTATTGAAATCGTATATACCATAACATTTGATATCTGTTGCTGTATTTACAATATTTACTTCTCCGGTAAAATGGAATGTAATATCTGGATAATCAGTTTCGTCAATATGTTCAATGTAAATATAGTCAACGCAAATACTGTAAGTCATAATGCTTCGTAAAATGCTGTAAGTATTTCCTAACAGAAATAATCATTGTATACAACATTCAATTTTATATGAAAGTTGATAACTATATAAATACATGAGTGCTTTATCAAACATAATATGGAGATAATAGATAATATTGATTACAGTGAGTTTCAAGGACAAATGATGGATGAAATTGAGGCTATGATGAAAGATATGATTCAAGTTCAAATATGCAACACTGATGCATATAAGAAATATACATTATACGAATGTATTTATGTAGACAATGTACCGGTAAAGATAACAAATAAGATGGCACTTGAGATTGAATGGTTGATTCATTATGTAAAAGAGACGCATTTGTATTTATATGAAGATTATCGTGACAATATGTTAGAAAAATTTGATAGAATTACTAGTTATTTACCTAAGTTATTTGAGTTATATGATGTATATATTGACGACGATGACTATTATGGTGACCGACATCTGTTCGAACCGATTGAAACACTGAAAAGTATCAAACAAATACTATCTCCGTTTCGCGATTGTGTAAATAGAGAACAATTTGACAATGAGTATATAGATTTGTGTGTTAAATTATTGGAGTACTACAAGTTTAATGCGAATTTTATGATATGTCGTTTACAAGAACTAGAGTTTGATTTAGAATATATGAAAGCAAACCCTGGGCGCATTGAAGGATATTAGTACATTTTTTAAGATTACGATATATAACTACCGTTCAATATAAACTCATTATATGATGCGTCTACTTGATTTGTTACACCACAATTTGTTTCAACTAATATGTTGTTCGAAGTTAGATTAAATACAACTCCATATTCTACATCGGTGAAATCATCACTATAACCGAAAGGGGTTTCTATTGAGATTTTTGGAAGTCCGGCGATGTCATACACAAAGCCGCGTTCTGTAAATACGTTTATATTAGATACTTGAACCGTTCCTCCGTGTACGACTGCTTGAAACGATACGTTAGATTGATTGAAAGAAGTATCTAATAACCGAACATTGAAGGAAGAATCCGTATATGATACATTGGGAACAAGCGTAGACCCCGTATTTGGATCAATAATATCACCATCATTATACAATACAGAAATATCGAATGGGTTTGTAGTGGACAGACTCAATGATAAGTCATATGTCGCATTAATCGCACCAGTAGAAAATCCACGTATAAATATTCCGTAAGGTATTTGAAAATTGTATGAATATTGTGGATTTTGTATGCCGTATTGTATACCTAGATTGAATATATTGCCGCTAGTGTTGTGTATTACGAATGTATTATTGTCAATATGGTGTCTCCATTCGTCAGTGTCCTCGTCGTTGACAAACGCGAGTGCTTCCACATTGTTCTTGTAATTATAGAGTGGAATGGAATCATCTTTGTATAACAACATAGATGGACCAGGAACATCCGAAGAACTGGTTGATGTATAGATAATTTCACTATTGTTACATTTAGTATCAACATTTGAAGTGATGGTCTTGTATGAATACACATTTTCACTGATATCCAATATTTCATTATACGTGTTCGTTACTTCTTGCACAATCTTTCCGGGGTAATTTGAATTTTGGTATTTCCCCGATAATATTTGAGCCATTTTCTGTTTTTTCGTTAAATTATTTCCTTTTGATGCTTGCGCGTTGCCGCTATATTGTAATATTTCTGCTTTTCTGCGCATATCTAACTGTTGTTTTGTATAGTTATTATACGGGGAAGTTTTTTCGAGACGTACAGGCGGTATTGTAAACAACATTTGCTTTCGTCTTTGTAAACATGTTCCACTTACGTCAACTGACATATTATATAATAAACAATACTATATAATATATGCATTTTTAGATTTATTCACCCTTGTGATAATACCAATAATTAGATAAATACGTAAAATAATCCGTATTTAGATTACCATCCTTTACTGTGAGATTCGGTCCCTTACGAACAATAGAGTTAATTTCAAATACGTTCAATGCCGAAGTGTAGTAACGCAAACTAGATAATTTTCCACTGAACCCTCCGTTTTGGCCTATATAAACGTCACTGTAGTTCTGTTTGGGGACATTATTTAATATCATACGCTTAGCCAAGACACCGTTTACATAAATATCCATTACTTGATTTTGCATACGAATTGCTAAATGAATCCATTTTTTAATAGGCATATTATCAATTACTACTGAAGTATTGGAATCGCCATATTTGACGGTATTCATCACTATATGAAGATTATTTGTTTTGGGTTCCAAATATACACCAGGCGCATTGTTAATAGTAGACAAATTAGTAACAGAATCAAACTTGCCGTCCCCCTTGCTGAATATATGTTGATATTTCTCATCTTGAACTCCTAAATCATTCAAATAGATCCAAGAAGACCACGTGAACTCAGCACCAGTGTCTTCATTGTTAGAGCGAAGAAGAGTGGTTGATTCACCTTGCTTCGGGTCTTGGCGAATAATCATTGCATTATTTCCATCAACCATTCCATTAATCAGATAAGGGTTCTCGGAAGGACCAAACAAGATACTCATCAATATTACGCCTAAATTGAGAAGAACTAACATACCAATCAATACAAGTATAATAAAAGCGAATTTTGCGATGATTGTATTGGATTGAAGAAACCCACTCGTTGCTTCTGGTACAGTAGCCGACTGTTTTGAAAATTCATTGAATGAATTGCTTAGTTGACTGGTTGTGTTTTGTAGTGTGTTACCGATGCTACTTATACCTTGTTGTAAATTTTCTTGGTTTGGTAATTTTTCCATAGCATTTGAGAAATTGTTTGTAATTTGATTACCCAAGCTGGATGTATTCCCTTGTGGAGCGTTCATATATATTGTTATAATATAATGATAAAAATTATAACCATACAATTATATTATTGATTCGATATAGCCTATTTATATATTTTAAATAATCGAAAAGCGGGATTGCTCTTGCTCATTCTTTAATATAGAAATATCTACACCATATGCAGTCAACATATTCAATAATCTATTGGAACCGTTTCCATCTAAATAAGTTTCCCATACAGTTTTTGGGTCCAATGGAGCAATCCATCTCTGGAAACTTGCCAAATAAGCATCGAATTTACCTTCCATATTACCAATCAAAATAGGTGTATCTTCACCAGGAGGCACCTTCGGCATAGTGTTCGTGCCAGTTTTGAAGAAACGTTGCGAACGAATTAATTTACCATCAACATACCCATCCACGAATTGGTTGTCTATACTGACCCCGATACATGTCCATTTCTGAAGAGGGAAATTGTCAGTGATAATCATGGTTTCTACGCTATCATCAGACATCACCATATCTAGTTTCAAGATGGGACCTGATTTGTCAAGATATAACTTCATGTTGTTATCCCTACTAAATATGGTTTTTTCCACATTATTGTCCCACGTGTTTACATACAACCACAAAGTATATCCATAACGAGAATTAGTGGGTTTTTGAATGGAAGTAAGAGGTGCCTGAGGTTGTCTTAAGTTTGCACTAGAACTAAGTTTGGAAGAACGGTTCGATAAGAAGTAATACAAAACATAAATCAATAAAATAATAATAACTCCTAAAACAATGACTGTTGTATTCATATTTATATATTTTATGGTTATAAAAAAATATACAAATTAGTCCATTCGTAAAAAGAATAGTTTCTTCAATTTATTCCAATCGACCATTACATTTGGAATCCATTTTGTTTCTACAGGAGGGTTCTTGTAGGCGAGTAAATTATATTCATTCAATATATTTCTCTTAGATAAAGGCATTTTGTAATAATTTACGTTGCATATCGCGCCATCCAATCCGTCTTTTTGACCAACTGTGATATTGTCATAAGGATTAAATTTGGGTTCTATATTATGTAATGGTACCGACTGTGCTAATTTTCCATTCATAAAGACATCTAAGTATTCAGACGAATAATTGAATACAAAATGGTTCCATTTTTGTTTGGTAATTTTCAGTTTGATTTTTTCTTGTTGTTTGCCATCGCGATTGCTGTAATAGATTACCAAATTATTTCTACCGTGGGGTTCATCATTCGCATTTTCATATACTACATGTGGAGCACCATTCGCATAATTCAATATATTTGTTTCTCCAGAATATGCTTTGTAGTTAGAACCCTGTTCGTTCAAATATACCCAAAAAGAGATAGCATAGTTATTACGATAAAGAGGAGTTGAGTCATTTTCGTCAATGTGTTCCATTCGTAATTGTTCACTTCCTGAAATCACATGTGAATCATCTAAAAATAGTGTTTCTGGTAATAATTTAATACCTTTTTTCATGAACAACGCTTTTACAATCTTTGGTAAATAAATATACAACAATATCAATACTAATTCAATGACAAACAGATAAAATACAGTGCTTGTTGTAGCGTTGAACTCTTTCTTGATGTAATTGACAAACTGTAATATGAGGCATGGGATATAAAATAAGAATTGCGCAATCAAACCGGGTAGTCCTTCAAAACGTTTGATGTATTCTCCCAAAAAATAGAATACGATTGATAATGACACAAAAAATAATAGTACGGATAAGATGGAAGATACATGACTGATTGTTCCTGTCGTTTGTTGTGAAAATTGGAAATAATAGTAAATTAGTAAACCACTAAATGCGATTAACGTTATATAATACAATGGTGTTGTTATCCAATTATTTACACTTTGGCCAGGTTGTAAAAATACATTCAATCCATATGCAACTAATAATATAACGGGTATTGCTAACCAAGCAGTGTCAATTGTCATCGACATTGAATAATCAGAAGTAAATAACATGAATACAATAAATATAGTCATAATTAAAATCATAAATCCGTGAGAAGCTATAGCATTTTTGACGACTGGTTGATTAGACGCCCCTTTTGCTTGTTCTGCTAACATTTTATTTGCTTGATCAATCGATGAAGAGACTGTTTTATTCAATTTACCAAATAATTGAAATCCTGTTTCTATATAATCGGGTTCTCTTGTTTCATTCATTTATAATGCTAATATATTATAAATGGATATTTTATTCAATTCGCCCTATTACAAGTTTTCCATCGCAGTTTTCTTTCCGTGACATTCTCGACATAAAGCAACTAAATTATCTACATGATTACCTCCACCGTGTTCTAATCTAACCACATGGTCCACTTCAAACCAAGCGCTTAACTGTGTCTTACAGTCATCACAAGACCAATTTTGTCTGGATGCTACGAATTTTTTCTTTGTTTCACTTACAGACCTTTTTGTTCCGGTTTTTCCCGAATTCATCATGCGTTGCTCTCCTTTGTATTCTGGTGGATTGGTTATCGGGATAATCGGGTTGGTGGATTTATCTTGAAAATAAGAATGCTTTGTCGTGAAATCAAGTATAGGGGAGATCATACTGGTTGTACTTTTATCTACAGGTAAGTATTTTATATAATCGTTTGATGTCATTAACATTTCACGTGCTCTAAGAGGATTATGTTTTACAACGTAATAGAAAAATAATGCGCCCAAAGCGACTCCGCCCATTTGGTAATATTTCTTCCAAGTCATCATTATTTTCACATATTTACCGTCAGTATAGATGTTTGCTATGATAAATCCAGCGATTAATAATATAACTAATTCTATTCTCATTTAACATACCATTAGATTTAATTTATCATGCTTATTTGTTGATTATTCACTATAATACTTATAAATCATTACAATTAGAAACAAAATGAATGCAAAATGAATGTATCTGGATTTGAATCGAATATTATCTAAAAATGATATTTTCTTGGGTTTGTATTGTTCTCGGTACATGTCCAATGCGTTCGCTAGCGATACTTCTTCTTTTCCTAACATTACATTGTATTTATTGTGTACAAAATGCATCCAGCGCACTAATGAATCGCGATTATCTAAATAAGGTGAGACCGGATATTTGTCTAGTATTTCACTAAATTTGTTTCCCATTTCCTCGTTCGGTATAAATAGCGGCATATTGGTTAATAATTCATAGTATTTCTTTTTAGTTACCTCATTTGGTGTTAATGGGTAGAACTCAGCAATAGTATGTAAGAAAAACCAATAATGAGGTCCCCACGTGTCAGCATCGAAATTCATAAATTACAATATATATAAAGATTACTTTTTTATACTACTGAGATAACCCAAACGTTCTTTATTTTTAATGAGTTCAGATAATTATTGCAATAATTGTGGAAAAGACGGACATTCTTATAGCCAATGCAAAATGCCTATTACAAGTGTAGGTGTGATTGCTTATCGTATTCATAATAACCAAAAAGAATATTTAATGATACGCAGAAAAGATACGCTGGGATTTATTGATTTTATGAGGGGAAAATATTCAGTAAACAATAAGGACTATATAATGAATATGTTAAAACAGATGACACAAGACGAAAAAGAAAATTTGGATACATTGAGTTTTGATGATTTATGGTTATCTGTTTGGGGTAGTCATCGATTGTCGAATCAATACAAACAGGAAGAAAGTATATCTAAAAACAAATTTCAATCCATGAAAGATGGAATTTACAACAAGCAACAATTCTATAATTTACATATATTAATTGAGGAAAGTAAACAATATACTTTATGGAAGGAGCCCGAATGGGGATTTCCCAAAGGACGTCGCAATTTCCAAGAAAAAGATTTCGATTGTGCGTTACGAGAATTCAAAGAAGAAACCGGTGTCCCTGTTGATTATTTACATAGTATTCAAAATATTTTCCCATTTGAAGAAAACTTTACAGGTTCGAATTATAAATCATACAAACATAAATATTACATTACTTATATGGATTATGAGAAAACGATTATACCATATAAATATGATAAGATGGAGGTAAGTAAAATAGAGTGGAAAACCTTAGAACAATGCATTCAATGTATTCGTCCTTACAATTTAGAGAAACAGAACATGTTGACGAATTTAGATAATATGCTAACTTATCACAAACCAGTATTATTTTATTAAAAAACAACAGAAATATATGTTTATTCTATATACATATATTTACCATTCATGCCACGAAATACAAAAAAAGTGAAATCCAATGAGTCTAAGCGTGTGTCTAAAAAGAAGAAATCTATCGAAAAAATCGCAGAAATTCAACCAATGGATGTAAGTGATCGAAATTTGTTAGTTGATGCTGCTTTGAATGAAATAGCAACAGCATTGGATGAGCGCAGCAAACCGACAGAACAAAAAGAAGACGACAAGAAAAATCAAAGATGTCCTAAGGGACATCGTCGCAACAAAACGACTGGTGAATGTGAACCAATTGAAAAGAAACCGCGTAAGTTAATCGAAGGTTGTAATTATGAATATAAAATGGAAACACCTGTAGAAATTGCTCGTGGAGATGAATTGAGAAAAAAAACGATTAAAGAATTGCGAACCAAATTGATTGTTATGCTAGGCATTGATGACCCAAAAACAGAAAGTGTCTTGGGTGCACGTCTTAAACCACAATTTATTAATTGGATTGTGTGCCTAGAAAAGAAACGAGGATTATTAGAACCCGAAGAAGAAGAGGTCGAAGAGGACGAAAAAGAGGACGAAAAAGAGGACGAAAAAGAGGTCGAAGAAGATGACGAAGATGACGAAGATGACGAAGATGACGAAGATGACGAAGATGACGAAGAAGACGAAGATGACGAAGATGACGAA